TCCTAAAATATCTATTATATCAGATATGGGTGGAAAGGAAGACAAAGCAAGAGAACAAATAATGCAAGCGGCAGAAAAAGGATATCAACAACGTGAAGAGAAAAAAATTGAAACACCAAACTGGGCAAAAGAAAGACGGGAAAAAAGCAAGCAAAAAAGACGTTGGTTCTGACCCATATGGGTTAGCAGAAGCCTGGTGGAAAATATTTACAAAACCAGATGTTACCGGAAAAAAGACAAAATAAAGAATTAACAGCCCAACAAAAAACATTTATTAATGTATTGTTTGGAGAGGCACATGGTAATCCAAAGAAAGCAGGAGAGATTGCAGGATATGCCCCAAGTTCCTATCCAATGGTTATTAAGGCATTAAAGGATGAAATTATAGAGAGAGCGGAATATTCTCTGGCACTGCATTCAGCTAAAGCTGTAAAAGGTTTAGTAGATGCATTGGATGAGGATGGAAAGACTCCTGGTGTTAACATACGCATGGAGGCGGCAAAGCAAATACTGGATAGAGTAGGACTTGTGAAAAAAGAAAAAATAGATATTAATGCAAAAGTTGCTCACGGAATATTTGTACTGCCGGCAAAAGATATTGTTACTTAAAAGAAAAGCAAGAACAATACCTTTTGGATATAAACTTTCTGATGACCCGGATTATATTGAACCGGTGCAAGAAGAACTGGATGCACTCGAAGAGGCAAAGGAATATTTAAATAATTGCTCTTATCGTGAAGTAGCAGGATGGGTGGGAAGAAAAACAAACCGTCCTATTTCTCATACTGGATTAAAAAAAATTATAGATAAAAGATGGACAACATCGAACCACCTAAACAAAAAACAAATCTTGGACGAAAACGAGGAGTCAAGCAAACAAGAATTTTAAGCATTGCAACAAAGGCAAAGAATGCAGCTAAAAGAGTTATAAAAACTCAAAATAATAAAATAAAAAAAGCTCAACAACTCATTCATCACGCCAAGGCAAAAAAAGAAAATGTTTTAAAAACAGACAGTGCTTTAAAAGGAATAGATTCGTCAGTAATGACAGAATCAGAGGTTACTAAACTTCCTCCGAATATTCAAGACCATGTGGAAGAAAATATTGTCTTTCGTCCAAATAAAGGGCCGCAGACAGAATTTTTAGCTGCTTCAGAACGAGAAGTATTTTATGGAGGAGCAAGAGGCGGTGGCAAATCTTATGCCATGCTGATTGACCCACTGCGTTATTGCGATAAGTCTCATCATAGGGCATTGTTGCTTAGACGTTCCATGCCAGAACTGAGAGATATGATTAATCATTCTCAACGTTTATATGGCAGGGCGTTTCCAGGAGCTAAATGGAGAGAGCAGGAAAAGGAATGGAGATTTCCATCAGGAGCTAGAATTGAATTTGGTTATGCAGAAAACTTAACGGATGTTCTGCGTTACCAAGGTCAATCATATACTTGGATTGGAATTGATGAGTTACCTCAATACGCAACACCAGAAATTTATAATTTCTTGAGGTCATCACTTAGAAGTGTAGACCCGGAAATACCGGTGTTTATGAGAGCAACAGGCAATCCAGGTAATGTTGGTTCCCTGTGGGTAAAGGAAATGTTTGTTGACCCTGCAGAACCAAACACAGCATTCAAAATAAATATTGATACTGTTGCAGGACAAAAAACAATAACAAGACGGTTTATACCGGCAAAATTGCAGGATAACCCTTATTTGATGCAAACAGATGACTATCTTATTATGTTGTCATCTCTGCCAGAAGTACAGCGAAAACAATTTTTGGAAGGAGATTGGGGTGCGTTTGAAAATTCAGCATTTCCAGAATTTAGTATTACTACCCATGTTGTTCAGCCTTTTGACGTTCCCCGCAATTGGCTCCGATTCAGAACCTGCGACTGGGGGTATTCATCTGCAGCTTGCGTTCTCTGGATTGCAGTTGACTTCGATAACAATTTCTGGGTTTACCGAGAGCATTATACCAAACGAGTTACAGCCGATATATTTGCCAAGCAAGTTTTGGAAAAAGAACATGAAGAATATATACGATACGGAATCTTGGATTCTTCAACTTGGGCACGAAGAGGGGATGCCGGCCCTAGTATTGCAGAAACAATGATTAGAGAAGGGTGTAAATGGAGACCTTCCGATAGGTCACCACGAAGCAGAATAGCAGGAAAGTTAGAATTGCATAAACAATTTACTTTGGATAAAGATACAAACCAACCACGGTTAAAAATTTTTTCTAATTGTATAAATTTAATTAGAACTTTGCCAATGCTTCCGATAGATAAAAATAATCCGGAAGATGTTGACACAGATGCAGAAGACCATGCATATGATGCACTTCGTTATGGAGTGATGAGCAGGTCAATGCATCCACATAGTTATGCAGCAAATAGATACACGGAAAAAGAAAAATTTAAACCGGCCGATAGAGTATTTGGATATTAATGAATATACCTGATAAAATTAAAGTAGGCTATAGAGAATATAAATTAGAGGAATGGAAACAAACAGTTGCCAGTGCCAATGAAGCACAAGGTCAGTTTTTTTCTAAAGAAGGTGTTATAGGATATGTAACAACTGAAAAAGGAGTTTCTCATGCAAATACAATATTGCATGAAATAATGCACGCCATAATATACCAATGGAACATTGAATTGGGTGAGAAAGAAGAGGAACATTTAGTAAACGCATTATCAAATGGACTGACAACAGTTTTTGTAGATAATCCAAAACTAATGGATTATTTTAAGGAAAAAATAAAGGAGGGCTGAATGCCGCAACCAATATTAAAAAAATATAAACAGGGTGAATTTGGTATGCCCTATTCTAAAAAAAAGGATAAAAAAAATATGAATTTATCAGCACATGGCGGAGAAGCCGATGTTGATATTGCAACTAAAGATTATCCAACCAAGAAAAACAACCAAGTGCAATCTTCGTTCTGGAAGATGGCAAATGAAAAAGATTATTAGGAGGAAATAATGCCACAACCAATTATGAAAAAATATAAGCATGGTGAATTTGGTGACGCTTATCCAAAAGCTGCAAATGAAAAACTTGATAAGAATATGATGAAAACATATTCTCAAGGAGAATTAGGTTCTTCAAGCGGAAAAGCACCAAAAGAAAAACTTGCTTCATGGTCTAAAGAAAAAATTAAGCACGGCTCATTTAACAGTTAAAAATAATGGCAAAAAAACAGGCAGATATTATTGCTCTGAATGATAAAGACAAAGATAAATATGATATCTCAAGTCTTGCCGGTTTAATTAAGGGAAAATTTATTGATGCGGAAACTGCTCGTTCATTTGATGAACAGCGTTGGTTAAGAGCATATCGAAACTATAGAGGAGTTTATGGTAATGATATGGCTTTTACGGAAAGTGAAAAATCAAAAGTTTTTGTTAAGATAACCAAGACAAAAGTTTTAGCAGCATATGGGCAATTGATAGAAGTTTTATTTTCTAGTGGAAAATTTCCAGTAGGAATAGAGCCTACTCCTGTACCTGAAGGTATAGCAGAATATGCTCATGTTTCTAAATTTCAAGACCCACAAGAACAACCGGAAGCAGAAAGTCCGTATGGATTTCCTGGAGATGGAAATGGATTAGAACCCGGTGCAACAAGTATTCTTGGAGGGTTAAAAGAAAAATATGAGGGAATAGATTTTATTGAAGGGGAATCAAAAGATGCTAAAGCGGAACCCCAAATATCCCCTGCTGAAATGGCTTCTGCTAATATGGAAAAGTTAATTCATGACCAGTTAGAAGAATCAAATGCAGTAAATGTTTTACGACACGCATTATTTGAATCCGCATTACTTGGAACAGGAATAATTAAAGGCCCATTTACATATGAACAATCTAGTCATAATTGGATAAAGAATGATTTGGGTGAAAATGAATATTCTCCAAAAGTAAAATTAGTACCAAGAATTGAATCTGTATCCTGTTGGGATTTTTATCCAGACCCGGATGCTGTACGACTGGAAGATGCTGAATATGTTATACAGCGTCATGTTTATACTCGTGCTCAAGTTCGTGATTTAATGAATCGCCCTTTCTTTAGAAAGGAAGCAATTCGTGAATCGTTAAATATGGGGCCAAGTTATGAAGCTCGTGGATATGAATCATCTCTTCAAGATAGAGAATCAACAAATGAATTTGATAAAAATAGATATGAGATTCTAGAATTTTGGGGTATCATGGATAGTAAACTTGCAATGGAAGCAGGGTTAGAACTTGAAGATGATATGGATGATTTAGATGAAATTCAAGTTAACTGTTGGGTATGCAATGGCCAAGTTATTCGATTAGTATTAAATCCATTTACACCAACACGACTTCCCTATTTAGTTTGTCCATATGAAATAAATCCATATCAATTTTTTGGAGTAGGTATTCCAGAAAATATGGATGATGCTCAAACAATTATGAATGGGCATGCAAGAATGGCTATTGATAATTTAGCATTAGCCGGAAATCTTGTATTTGATATAGACGAAACTATGCTAGTACCAGGACAGGATATGAAAGTATTTCCTGGCAAAATATTTAGACGACAAAGTGGAATGCCAGGACAGGCAATTCATGGTGTTAAATTTCCAAACACATCAACAGAAAATCTGATGATGTTTGATAGATTTAGACAACTTGCTGATGAAGCAACAGGAATCCCGTCCTATTCACATGGAACAACAGGTGTGCAATCTACAACTAGAACGGCAGCCGGTATGTCTATGTTAATGGGAGCGGCAGCTCTTAGCATAAAAACAGTTATAAAAAATATTGATGATTTCTTGCTTCGTCCTTTAGGAGAAACATTATTTTCATGGAACATGCAATTCAATGAAGATTCACCAGAAATAAAAGGTGATTTGCATATAAAGGCAAGAGGAACAACATCATTGATGCAAAAAGAAGTAAGGTCACAAAGACTGATGACTTTCTTGCAGGTAGCATCAAATCAAAATTTGGCTCCGTTTGTTAGATGGCATTCTATATTATCAGAGATTGCAAAATCTTTGGATATAGAACCAGAAAAACTAATAAACGACCCAGAGAAAGCGGCAATCTTTGCAAAAATAATGGGAATGGCAAATGGAAATCAACAAAATCAAGGCTCTGGTGAGCAGTCCCCAGTGGCCACTAATGGAGCAGCTCCTGCAGGAGCGAATCCACAAGACCTTACAGGCGTTGGCGGTGGCAACATCGGAGTTGGAGGTGTACCGCAACCAGGGGAGAGTAGCTTCCCTCAAGGAGCTTCTAAACCTCAAGGAACAACTTACTAAAATTAAATGACAGAAACATATAAAGGAAATAATATGCAGTTGACTTATGATGGAACATCATGGTCAATAGGAAATACTCCACAAAATTTTATAGATATAAATTCTTTTTCAAGTTCTGATGAGACATTTCCTTATGTTCCTCCAGAAGCAACAACTCCAGAACCTGAGACAGACTCGTGTCCACCTGGATATTATTTTGATGATACATTACAACAATGTTTACCTCAAAGTCCCCATTCTAATTTTTTAGGGGAACAAGATGGTGGTCAAGATAGACCCCCAGTAAAAATAGCAGGGACAAATAGAACGACTACTGATAATAATTTTATGGCCACTGATGCAGAGTATGCTGCGATGACCCCTCAAGATTTAATAGAAAATTATAAACAACGTGGATTAGTTGAAAAAGATGAAAATGATAATATTGTTATTGACCTTAGCAAACAACTAGGTGCTAAAATAATAGATGCAGGATTATCTAGAATTGGCCAAGGAGGAGAGGCTGATGCAAGACAGAAAAAGGATTTTTCAAGACTTCTTGAAAAAGGATTAGTACATTCAAAGGATAATAAAGGAAATTATATTAACACTGACCTTTTAAATTTTATGCCACAAGCAAATTTACAAGACCCTGAAAAAACATTAACTACAGAAAATTTTCCAATGAGTAAACTTAATGAGGGAGAAAATTATAAAATAACGATTCCAACAACTAGAACAGATACAATTATTACAAATACAAATACAGGATTTACTCCAGGATGGGGAAATTTAACTTATGATATGAGTTTACATACAATAGACCCTATAACAAAAAAATATGAATTAAATCCTAATTCTTGGGAAAATTATATGAATGAAATGGCAAAAGTTCAAACAAGTGTAACTAGCCCTGTAGTAACTTTAACATCTCCAAAACAAATAAGTGCGTATACTGGTGGTGTAGACTATGATGAACAATCTGCTTTACTTGATAATCAAGTTAAAGAAGAAAAAATAAATCAAGAAAAAGAAAAAACAGAACAACAAAAAATAAA